AAGAAGGTAATAAAAAATGACAACAGCATATCAAGAAGTATTAGACAGAGCCACAACAATAAGCATTAACAAAAGAAAATCTGTTGCACAAACTGTGGCTAGAAACGGAACAGTCAGAAGTACTAGTTTAGGCAGCGGAGGTTGGCAGTTTGAAGTACAACTTCCTTCAGGGCCTAAATGGTCAGAATATAGACCATTAGTAGAAAAAATGGAAGCATTAGATAAAGTAACACAAGCAACTATACAAATTAATGCCTCCGGACAAAGTTATATTGTAGGATATCAAGGCGATTTTGCTGCACCAAACACTGTACAAGTAACATACAGTAGTGGCAATACTTTAACTATTTCAAGCAATCCAGAAGTACTAACCAGCGGTGAATACAAGTTCAAAGCAGGCGATGTTATTAAGTTAGGAACAACAGGCCATGTTTATAGTGTTACAGACGATGTAGCACATGATAGCAACACAATAACAGTTCACAGACCAGTATTAGAAGCTGCAGGCACTTATACATTAAGCACAGGAACTAGTGTGTCTTGGGATGTTGTTTGCGTAAACTTCCCATCTTGGACTATATTTGGATATGATCAAATAAGTTGGAGCGGCCCGTTTATTTTTGCGGAGGCGTTGTAATGGTAGTTGATTTAAGTTCAACAAAACATATTCAAAATAATACCTTTGTTAGAATCGAAGTACCAGATTACGATACACTAAGATTCAGCGATTATCACATTGAATACGATATCAATGGCGAAACATACGACAACTTAGGAAATCTTTTAACAGTAACCGACACAAGTAGTGAACTAAGAGCAGCTCCTGCACAAGTACAAATAACGGTTAGTGGTATTCCAACAAACTTTTTATCAGAAATATTAGGTGCTAAGGTTAAAGGAAGCGATGTACAAATTCATCGTGCATTGTTTAATCCTATAACTGGTGCGTTACTTTCTGTAAGTAGCAATCCAACTATTAAGTTTAGAGGTATTGTAAGTAACTTTGAAATAAACAACGAATTACGAGAAGGCACACAAGATGGCAGTTTATTGCTCGTACTACAATGTAGTAGTGTAGTTGATTTGCTTACAAACAAAATAGCAGGTAGGCGCACAAATCCAATTGATCAAAAAGCGTTATATGCAACAGATGTTAGTTTTGATCGAGTGCCAAGTTTGGCAAAAAGCAACTTTAACTTTGGAGCACCACAATGAGTTTTTTAAGCGGTATTGGCAATTTTATAAAAGGAGTCGGTGGATTTCTTACAGGAGGAAGTTTAGCAGGAACACTTGTAACAACAGTGCTTGCGGGTTTTGCACTTAACAAGCTAACAAAAAGTATAAAATCAAATGAACTCCAAGACAACGAAAACATCGACAAAGGTGTAAAGTTACAAGTTACTCCAAATACTGCAAACAAAATACCAGTACTATACGGAACATCTTTTTTCGGTGGTATTGTTACAGATGCTGAAATATCAAGCAATAGTCAAACCATGTATTATTGTTTAACGCTTTCAGAAAAAACTGGAACAAAATTAAGTGATAGTAGTGCAAGTAGTTACACATTCAAAGATGTTTATTTAAATGACCAAAGAATAGTTTTTAAGTCAGATGGCATAACATTAGATTATGTTGTGGATAGAGATGGCAACTTCAACACCAGTGCAGAAGGACTAATAAAAGTTTATTGCTTTACAAATGGTAGTAATAATCCAGTAGTACCAGACGGGTACACCAATGCAAGTTTATCAAATGCTGATGCTATTATTCCGGGTTGGGGATCGAATCACGATATGACAAATCTTGTGTTTGCCATTATTGAAGTAACTTATAATAGAGAAAAAGGAGTTACTAGTTTAGGTGATTTTAAGTTTGAAATAGAAAACGATATGAACGACCCAGGAGATGTATTGTATGACTATTTGTCAAATTCAATATATGGAGCAGGTATTCAAGCAACCTACATTGATACAACAACATTAAGCAGTTTAAATACATACAGTTTGCAAAGTGTATCTTATGATGATGAAGGTACTGGTGCAGAAACTTTGGCAGATAGATATCAGATTAATGGTTTAATCGATACAACCAAAGACTGCATGACCAATGCTGAACTTATTGCAAGCAACGCTGGCAGCTGGTTGAGTTTTAATGTATTTTTAGGAAAATGGGCAGTTGTAATAAATCAATCCGGTACAAGTGTAGCAAGTTTTGATGATTCAAATATTTTGTCTGATATAAGCATATCTGGAACAGGTATTGAAAATCTTTACAATAGTGTAAAGGTAGAATTTCCAAATAGAGATCTAAACGATGCTGCCGACTTTGTTAAGATAGACATACCTGCTGCTGATCGAAACTCTAACGAACTAGATAACACTTTAAATATAAGTTATGATTTACTTAACGAGCCTATCCAAGCTCAGCTATTAGGTTTAATCGAACTAAAACAAAGTAGAGTAGATCTGTTGGTTACATTTGAAACAGATTACAGTTATCTAAACATCAAGGCTGGTGAAATCATTGATGTTACTGATAGCAAAGCAGGTTGGACCAACAAGTTGTTTAGAGTGTTAACTATCACAGAAGAACATGATACTTCTGGTGCTTTAAAACTGCAAATATTAGCTGTAGAATATGATGCAAATGTTTACAGTACAGCAGATTTATTTAGGTACACAAGAAGCAACTCAAACGGAATTATTACTATTGGTAGTATTGGCGCACCAGGTACACCACAAGTTACCAAGTTTGAAAGAGACAGTAGACCAAGAGTAGAAATAGAAGTTACAGCACCTTCACAAGGTTTAGTTGAACAACTGCAATATTGGATAACAAATGATACTGACGAAACAGATGACAACTTAAGAAGTTATAGATTGTTAACTACTGTTATACCGCCAGGAGGTGGTGTATTTACAGCAGGCGAAAGTGTTACAATAAACTATGATGCGTTAGGCAGTCAAGAATTTTATGTTAAAATAAGAGGTGTAAATGATTTTACAACAGGTCCATTTAGCGCAACAAGCGGATTAGTAGATTTTACACCTGAGCAAGTTACACAAGGTGTAGATGACAACACAAGTATATTTGACGGGTTAGGTGGTCTTGCTACAGCATTAGGTTTGTTAAATCTTTTAACAGGTGTAGATGGATTGTTTGGTAAAGATACAGCAGCTGGATCATTGTTTAGAAAAATCTTTGAAGGATTTGAAGATTTAACAGGTGTTGATTTGATCCAAGATGCACAAGATGGCACATTAGGCACAGGCGGTGGTGCTGGTCCTTTGACAGGTGTTGAAACAATGTCAATATCAACATTTAGTCCTAGTAGCGACATTGATCATTTCGATAGTGCAGATTATACCGGATTAGTGTTTGAAGACACTCAATGGGATATAACAGGCAGTTGTTATTTGAGATTAGGCGGAGGTAGATTCCAAGTTGGCAGTTTGTATCTAAGAGATGGTGCATTAAACTTTAAGTTGTATAAATCAGATGATTCGTTGGTAGAAACTGTTAGTGCAAGTAGTTGTACTATTGACAAAGATGTAATTGAAGTTCCTTTTAGTGCAAGAGATTATAAAACAGATTACTATGTAACTTTAGATGAGGGCGCATTTGGATTTTGCCAAAATACTCCAATGATATCGCCTAAAATTGAATCACCAAAAGATGCTGGCTTTTTATCATCAGATGAAAATAACAATACTGCGTATTGGCGTTTTAACACAGCACACAATAGCAACGATCCAAATAAAACAAGCATTCCAGCATTAACTGGTAACTTGCCAAGTGCAACAATGAATCTTACAGAAATAAGTTTCTTTGTAAACAATTCAAGCTCAACTAATACAACTGGAGTAGATGTACAAAGTGATATCAAGTTAACTTTTGATCAACCAGTGTATTTAGGTACTGGTGTTATTGCACTAGGAGATCAACAAATTGATGTAGAAACTGCTGAAGGCTTAACTATTAAAGTTGCAGGCAGTACTGTTATACTCAATCCTACAGTTGATTTTGATCCTGGAGAAACAGTAAGTGTAACTATTCCTGGTACTGCTATTAGAGGTTACTGTGAATATTATGCAGGTAGTACATTTAGTTTTACAACAACCGGACCATCGATAACAGTTACAGATGGAGCATCAGGAACTGGTTCTTCACCTAGTGATATAGAAGTTAATTTTAATGAACAATGTACTCAAGGATCTGGCGGATTGTTTGTTTATGATTCAAGTGATACTTTAATAGCAACAATACCAAATGATAGCAATGCATTAGAATTTATAGAGGTAGATTAATGGCAAGTAGATTAAAAATAAATTTAGATCAACTAGGTTTAACCTTAACAAAAGGCGAAACTTATAGAGTAGCAATGGATGAAAATGTTGTTTTTAAAACTGGGTCTCCTATTAGATTACCAAATGTTTCAAACGATAACATAGTTGAATGGACTGCTAGTGGATTTAGTGTGCAAAGTATGACACTTACAACTGAAGTTGGAAATCGTATAAAAATGTCATTTGATGAAGATGTATTTGTTCACGACGATGGTGACTATATTGCAGCAACTTATTTTGAACCCAACTATATAACTGGTGTGTTAGGAACTATAGAACTTTATGGCGACGATAGTGTTTTGATAGATAGCTGGCAATTTCCACAGGATATACAACAATTTTTTACAAATGGATTTATAGTAGAATCATCAACAGCTTTACCAGACGATAGTTCATCTTTGTATATCACTATACCTGAAGATTTATTTGCTGATGTGTTTAGAGTTACTAACAATGCTATAAATGATTTTGATTTTATATATGAAGTAGGACCTGTAGTAACAGCTAGTGCAAGTATTTCATCTATTGCAACTATTTCATATAACACCGGCCTAACTAACTTTGCAGTTGACAGAGATTATCTAAGCAACCAAAGCAACAATGTTTTTGCAAGTGATGCAATATCTGGATTTGTGTCATCTGCTAATTATAGAATACAAGTATCATGCACAAATGGTGAGTTTTGGAAAGTTGGACAAACTCCAAGTTCGTCTATCACAGTAGATGGCACAGGAAGTCAAATAAGTTCACTTTTAGGTGATTGGTCATATCATCCACCATTAGATTCAACTGCAAATGATTCAACCTCTATTAAAATATTAATAGAATTAGATAGTGAGTATGTACTACTTGAATCAACAACTTTTGATATGGAATATGCAGGTGCAGGTAGTGTTGATACAACTTATACATTTACCACAGATACTACATACATTCCATTATATGAAGAAGTAAAATATCAAGAATTTAGAGATATAGTAGTTGTTGGTGCCGGTGGCGGCGCTGGTGCTAGAGCCGGTGGCGGTGGAGGAATGGCTGTCATTGCTGCCCCATCTACACAATTTACTACTAACACTTCTTACCCAGTTGTTGTAGGTACTGGAGGTACTGCAGATACAACATTTGACGGTAACAACAGCTCTACAGATGGCGGCGACTCAACCTTCTTTGGTTTAACAGCAAAAGGTGGCCAGCTTGGATATTCGACTTATGTTTACAATGGCTCAACTACAACATGGTATGTTAAAGGTGGAGATAGTTATTTTGGAAATGGCACCGGAGCATATAGTACATACTTCGGCTGGGGTCCAGATTCCGGAACGCAAAGCGGACAAAAAAGCGGCGCAGCAGCATTTTATAATGGTCCTGGAGCTGGAGCAGGAGGTGCGCCAGCAACTAATGATAGCAGAGGAGACGGCATACTTTATAATATTAATCAACCAACTCCTGGTGGAACAATCTACGGCTATGGCGGCCCTGATGCTAATGATACTACCACAACAAATATAAATTATACTAAATCACCAGGTGAAGGAGGATCTGCGGCTGGTTACTACGACAATAGCTATCAACCTTCACCAGGTGAAGACGGTATTGTTTTACTAAGAATACGCGGACACACCTAAAACTAGCTATAAATTTAAAAAAATCATAAATAATAGTAGATAAAACATTTTCAAACATTGAAGGGAAAAAACAATGGCAGCAGCCTCGGATTATTTAGAAGTAGCATTGCTTGACGCAGTGTTAAGAAACACAAGTTACACATCACCAGCAACAGTATATGTTGGATTACACACAGGATCTCCAGGAGATGCAGATGATGGTGCAAATGAAATTAGCGGAAACGGTTATATAAGAAAAGCAGCAAGTTTTGCAGCAGCAGCAGGAGGCAGCATTTCAACAAACGCTGCTGTTAACTTTGATGCAGCAACAGGCAACTGGGGGACAATAAGTCACCTAAGTATATACGATAATTCAACTGGTGGTAACTTATTGTTTCATGGTGCGTTAACAACATCAAAAACAATTGAAACAGGTGATACTCTAAGTATTGCTAGTGGATCATTAACAGTTACATTAGCATAAGGAGAGACTCATGGCTTTACCAACTATAGTCACCAGAGCAGAAAAAGGCGCGGCATTGACCTTCGACGAAGGAGATTCCAACTTTGAAAATTTGCGTGACGCAACAATTACAGTTACTGATGGTACTAACAGCACAGCATTAAACCTTAATGATACATTAACATTTACAGCAGGTACAAATGTAACTATTACAGAAAGTAGTGGCACAGTTACTATTGCTGCTAGTGATACTGACACAGGTATCTTGTACACAGATTTAAGCGTAACAACAGCGGCAGCAAGTGGCGCAGGAAGTTTAACTTACAACAACACTTCAGGCGTGTTTACATTTGCACCTGCAGACACTAGTTTACTGCCTTTTATTCAAACAATAGATGAAGACACCACACCACAACTTGGTGGCAACTTGGATGTAAACAACAACAGCATAACCACAACTGTTACCAACGGCGACATAACTATTACTGCAAATGGCGATGGCGAAGTTGTGTTAGGTCCTTTGACCGATCTCGGCAAAATAATCAGTTTTTCAGAAGAAATCGAAACACTAGCAGGCGTTAGTGGCACACTCAGCATCAACGCAGCAGATGGACCAATCAAATATGTGGTGCCAAGCGGCGCAATGACCATCAATGGACTTACTACACCTGTAGATGGACAAACAACCACACTGTTAGTGGACAATGCAACAAACAGCAGCAACTACGGTATCACACTAGGTGCAGGATTGCTAACACCAGCGGGTAATGGCGTGACTGTAACCAACAGTGGATACGATCTCGTAACAATAACCTGTGTTGATGCTACCAACGGCCTTTATGTCGTTACAGTAGTCAACGACTTCCAATAAGGGGAAACATATGCCATTTGGAGCAATGAGACACGGATATACTTTTCAGCCAGCAGCAGGGGGCGGAGTAACTGTTAGTACTACTGCCGCATACAGTTTAAGCAACTATACATTCAATGCTGACACATATCAGATGCCAAAGATTTCTTATGCAGGTGATGACAGCAGCGGCCAACCTGTGTTTTTTGTAGCATCAAAAAACAGTTCAGGCAACCATGTGTGCAGTTTGATTCGTAGAAACAACGATGATACAATCAGTGAAAGTAGTGTTACCACACTTAAAAGCAATCATGAAAGATTTTCAGCACAAGGTGTTGCAGGATTTGATACATCAGGCAATCCAGTAGGCGTTACAGTAAGTTGTTTTAGAAACGCTGGCGTGGTATATCAAGACATACACT